TATCGTTTATTTATTGCTTTGTCTTCAAGACCCCGCAAAATATTATGGTAAGCCCCCCGGTGACTCCATTGACATCATCAATATCGCCATTAATGCTGTGCAGGCTAATAGAGTTTTCTTCAAGGGTTTCGTAACTAGAATTGAAAGGTCACCTTGGTTTCAAGGAAGATATAATGCTAAGGCTAATAATGTAGAGTTCGATAAGGGTGTTACAGTACACTCTGGTCACTCGCAGAGAGAGTCTTGGGAGGGTTACAATGTTTTGGTTGTTATTCTTGATGAGATTTCCGGCTTTGAACTAGAGTCTACGAGTGGAAGTGATCAGGCTAAAACTGCACAGGCTATTTATAAGATGTATAAGGGTTCTGTGTCATCTCGTTTCCCTGATTTTGGAAAGTTAATTCTACTATCATTTCCACGATTTAAGAATGACTATATTCAACAACGATATAATGAAGTTGTTGCTGAAAAAGAAATTGTAATAAGAACTCATGAATTTAAAATTGATCCTGAACTTCCAGACGAGATTCAAGAAAATAAATTTACAATTGAGTGGGAAGAAGAACATATTCTCTCTTATACAGTTCCTAGAGTATTTGCTCTTAAGCGCCCAACGTGGGATGTTAATCCTACGAGGCACATAGAGGACTTCACAATTGATTTTTATTCTGATCCCGTAGATGCTTTAGGTAGATTTGCTTGTATGCCTCCAGATGCCGTAGATGCATTTTTTAAGTCACGCGAGAAGATTGAATTGGCTTTTAATAACCCTGTTTGGGCTATAGATCAATCAGGTAGGTTTGCTGATTGGTTTAAACCAGAAGAAGAAAAAATGTATTTTGTTCATGTTGATTTAGCACAAAAGCATGATCATTGTGCAGTAGCATTAGGTCACGTTGAGTCTTGGGTTCAAATGAAAATTGCTGATAAAATGACACAGGCGGCTCCTAAAGTTATAGTTGATGCTATAAGATGGTGGACTCCTACATCTACACAGAGTGTTGATCTTTCTGAGGTTAAAGATTATATTCTATATTTAAAGTCGATGGGCTTCAATCTTAAGTTAGTAACATTTGATAGATGGAATAGTCATGATATTATGCAGGAGTTAAAAATTTATGGAGTAAACACAGAAATTCTTTCTGTTGCTAAAAAACATTATGAAGATTTTGCTATGCTCGTTACAGAGGAAAGAGTGCATGGACCAAATAATCCAATTCTTACAGAAGAACTTTTACAACTTAGAATTTTAAAGGGCAAGGTTGATCACCCCAGAAAAGGTTCTAAGGACTTGGCAGATGCAGTATGCGGGGCGATCTATAATAGTATTGCTCATACTCCTAGGGATGTAGATCGTGAGATTGAAGTTTATACTTATTCAAGTTTAGTTTCAGATAGAGAAGAAGAAACAAAATCTAATTATAATATTAATGCTCCGAAAAAAAATATGCCAGATGATATAGCAGAAGCCTTGCAGAATATGAAAGTATTGTAGTATAGTATTTAATACGAGCGGCGGTATCCTAGTGGTTTTGGAAGCGGTCTTATATACCGTGTATCGTGGGTTCGACTCCCACCCGCCGTACAGGAGGATAGATGGAAATTTATTATATAACTGGTTTAGTGTTCTTAGTATTTTTTTCTGTCTTCATGCTTATCAATACTTTAAAGTATAAAAAACAGATAGTCATTAAGGATAAAGAACTTGATATTCTATCAGATAAGGTCAAAGTTTTAAGTAGGAAGTTAATAATAAATAATGCTACTTTACAAACTTGTATGAGTAATGTTGAGTCTCTAAAGATAGAAAATTCTAATTTAAAAAACAAAATTCTTAATAATCAGAAAAAAAAAGATGTAATAAATAATTTTATTAATGATATAAAAAAAACATAGTAAAATAGTTGTATGAGGAAAAAATGGATTTTGTTTTAAGTCGTAAGGAAAGAATCGAACTTATTATAGAGCGCGATGGGCCAGATTGCTTTCTTTGTGGTGAAGCATTTACCAAGAATCAAAAAATTACTATTGATCATTGGATTCCTAAGGCTGCTGGTGGGTCTGAGGAATTAGAAAATCTTAGGATTGCTCATAAGATGTGCAATGTTCGCAAGAGTGATTTAATACCGGAAGATGATTATACTGTGCCTATGAAAGAACCTAGGCCGGTCAAAAGAAAAAAAGGAATCTCGCGCTCAGAAATCATGGCAAGGCTTTGCGTCGTTTGCGAGAACGGTCGCAAGTTAGGCCCAAATGATAAGTGTGTTCAATGTGGCTCTCCTCCCGGTCCAATAGAAAATCCTAGATACTTGAAAAGAAGGGCACAGAATTGTGATCATTCATATAATTGGTGTTGGGCCTGTAGTATTGGGATCGTTGAAAAAAGACCGGCGATGATTGAGTTGATGACTGGTGGATAATTTAAATTTTACTTTTAAAGCATATTCAGATAATGATAAGATAGTGGTTCATGTAAAAATGGATGGCGCAGAAGCAGTTTTTAGGTATACTGATCCAGAGGCTGTGGCTCTTTTAGCAGAAAATATGAGTCCTATTCTAGAGTATGCAATAGATGATTATACTTTGAGTAAAAAGTTTAAGCAGCAGTTGAATGATGAATTAGAAGACTGGTTAAATAATTAGTTGTATGGCCCGTTAGCATAATGGTAGTGCGATTCGTTTACACCGAATTGGCGGCAGTTCAATTCTGCCACGGGCTACAGTAATAAATAGATTTATTATTTAAATTCTAGGTTTATAGAATATAAAATAATTGATTGTAAATCATACCAAAATAATAATGTTCTTATGGTTTATATGTATAAGTAGTATAATGAAATTATGGATATAAAAAATGTAATTACTACCGACACTACTACTGTAAAGTATCCAGAGCAAAACCCTAAGGGTAAAAAAGGTGGTAGTCGTGGTGGTAAATCTAAATAAGAAGGTTGTTGTAAAATGGAAGAATTAATTAATTCGCTTAAAGTTTTAATGTCAGATGTTGTAACATTCTATTTTAAGGCTCATGGTTATCATTGGAATGTTGAAGGTGACGATTTCCCACAGTATCATGCATTTTTTGAAGAAATTTATGAAGATGTTTATGGATCAATTGACCCTATTGCTGAGAATATTCGTAAATGTGGAGACTATGCACCGTTCCGCCTTGAAAGATTTATTGAATATCGTACAGTTTCAGATACAAATGTGACACCTGAAGAGGTTGACATGTCTACTGATCTTTATAATGCTAATAATCAGGTTCTTGCTAGTTTGTATGGAACATTTGCTGCTGCAAGTGCCCAGAACCGTCAGGGTATTATGAATTTTCTTGCTGATAGAATTGATCAGCATGAAAAATGGATGTGGCAGTTGGGTGTAATAATCAAACCGGAACAGAACGAAGTTGGCGACTAAGACTATAGTTTGTGATATAGATGATACACTCATCAATTCACAAGGTAAAGGTATTCAAAAAACAATTTCTTTTATTAACGAACAGGGCAAGGATCACAGAATTATCCTTGTTACTGCTCGTAACAATTCTAGGCGCGATCAGACTATTACACAACTTAAAGATGCAGGCGTTTCATATGATCAGTTGATTATGAATCCCGGTTCTTCTGCGCCCGGTGCTGCAAGGGCTTATAAAAAAGCAGCAATGGATAGAATATTAAAAAAATATAATGTAGTATTGGCTATAGATAATTCTTCACAGGCGCGTTCAGCGTATCAAAGTCTTGGTGTTAGGGCTGTTCATCCAAATAGTCTTAATGCTAATTCATTGTCTAAGTCCCTATGGGATGGCAAGTTCAAACCGATTGGATATTAATGGAAACGAATAACATTTTAAACGCATTCGATGCGTTAAATAAGCATGTCTATGCTGGTTCTGCTAAACGTAAGGCTGTAGAAAAACGTCGTCTTAAGAATAAGGCGGCTAGAAAACAGAGAAAGATTAATAAGAAATGAGAATAGGTTTTCTTAGTGCCGACTGGGCTAATCATCGATATGCTGATGGTGGTGGATGTACATGGACAAGATGTATCACTATTGCAGAAGCATTATGTAATATTGGTCATGAAAGCATGGTTGGTGAAGTAGGGTGGAAAGATGATGAGGGTTTTGTTGCTATTCATCCAGCCGAAAGATTAAATGTTAATTCGCGTGGTCCAATTAAAAACTTTTCAAATTATTTTGGTAAACTTGACGTTGTTATATTAAAGTTATTTATGTGGCATGAGGCTGATAAATATATTGCCCGTGCCCAAGAGTTGGGTCAGACTGTAATAATTGACATTGATGATTTTTTTGATGGCTTACCGCATGACAATATTGCCTTTACACATACGTCTAAAGAAATGGACCCTCTATGGAATCGTGAGTGGATGCTTGAAAGTTATAGTAAAGTAGATGGACTTATTACAAGCACCCAGTTCCTTTATGATTTCTATGAGAAGAAGAATGATAATATTTTCTTGGTAAGAAATTCTTTAAATCCAAATAATTTTACTCGCAGGGTTGATTTTTCTGGTAATAAACCAACTGTTGGATGGGCCGGTATTTTGGCGTGGCGGCAAGATGATTTAAGAGAAGTTCAAGGTGTTCTTGGCCCATTCCTTGATGATAATGATCTTATGTTTCATCATGCAGGGATGCTTTCTGATAATAGGAATGGTATTGCTGAATTAATGAAAATAGATACTGATAGACTAACTGGAACTACGGGAACTAATCCACAATTTTATAGTAATATTTTATTACCTATGGATATTGGTATTGTTCCTCTTACCAGCAATAAGTTTAATGAAGCCAAGAGCAGTCTCAAGGGCATGGAGTATGCGATAAGCGGTATACCTTTTATTGCCACATCAACGCATGAGTATAAATTATTACATGATGATGGTGCTGGACTAATTGTTTCTAAGAAAAAGGATTGGATTAAAGCCTTTAATAAAATGCTTGATCCTGAATTTAGAAAAGAGCAGATTGAAAGTGGATACCGAACTATTATTGAAAAATATAATCTTCTAAAAAGAGTATATGAGTGGGAAGATGCTATCAAAAAAATACATGAATCTAAAAAAGGTTGACGTATATAGGTTAGGCTGATAATATTATTATCAGTTGGCCCCCGTAACTCAGCGGAAGAGTAGCACCCTTCTAAGGTGAAAGTCGTTGGTTCGAATCCAACTGGGGGCACTCTAGACATATTATCTATACTGCGGTATGATTGTATTATAAATATTCACCCACTCTATTTGGAGGAAGATATGACTATGACAGAAACAAAGACAGATGTTATTAAACTTGCTGATCGTTGTGATAGGTGTAATGCTCAAGCATTTGTTCTTGTTAATTTTATGGAGGGTGAATTATTTTTTTGCGGCCATCATTTTGTTGAACATGAATTAATGTTGCGTGAAAAAGGTTATGAAATCATTGATGAACGTTTTAAGATTAATGAAAAGGGTGGGGCTTCAGCATGAGTGAATATGATGAAATTGATGAGGTTGATGAAGTAATTGCTGAACTTGTAGAGGCGGGTGCTTTAGAAATTGATGGTATGTATCATGATGAATTAACATACCGTGTGAATCTTGATGTGATGGAAGAAGTTTTTCCAGAGTTTTTTAAGATTCATATGGAAGAGGTTGATGAAACTATCCTTTCTCTGTATGAAAAAGGCTTCCTTGATGTTGAGTATGATGAGAATCTTGTTGCCCGTTTTTCTTTAACTGAAAAGGGTGAAAAGGTTACGGATCAACTTATCATGGGCCACATTGATGATATTGATGAGTTATAATTAAATGGATGACAATCGTAATGTCATTGATTTCTATAAGGGATGGGAATTAGATGCAATCAAAGCAGACTTGGATACAAACAGGCTCCCTTTCATTACCGCCTTTGAACATGTCAACGGTGATTTCAATAAGGCTACCGGGATTCGCAACTCCAATGGATTTTTGGGTCGGGAAGTTTGGATCGTCGGAGACAAAGCAAAAAGATATGACAAGCGCGGAACAGTAGGTACTCATCATTATGAGCATGTCAAGTACGCGGAAAACTGGGGGAATGTCTTGGAATCAATCCCTGATATTAGCGAGTATTGTATCGTTGCAGTCGATAATATGCATAACGCTACAGCAATACATGAATTTGAATGGCCGGAAAAGACGTTAATGATGTTTGGTGAAGAGCAGCGTGGCCTGTCTGAAGAAGCATTGGCTCTTGCTGATCATGTTGTTTATATTCCTATGCGTGGATCAGTAAGAAGTTTTAATGTTGGAACGGCTAGTGGTATTGCTATGTATGATTATACTGTTAAATTGGGGGCGGCAGTTTGATATGCCTATTTGTGAATCCCCAGTTTGTTTAAGAGAACCCAAAGTTAAATACCTTTTTTATTCAGAATGGTATTCGGTTTGTTTAGAACATTTACCTGAAAAGGTTTATTGGAATAGAAACTTTGAATGGTTATAATAGTTTCTATAAAATATGCCCATGATGTATAATGATTCTAAAGTACTTTAAGGAAATATTATGTCTGATATTAATTTGACTCCAAGTGATGGTATGGTTTCCGCCGCCAAACGTGCCCTAGAATGGCATAAAGAAGGTAAGCGCGGCGGTACTTCTATCGGTGTTCACAGAGCAGGACAACTTGCTCGTAGGGAAACGTTGTCTCCTAGAACAGTTAAAAGAATGTTTAGTTTTTTTAGCAGACATGCAGTAGATAAGAAAGCAACAGGTTTTAATTCAGGAGAAGAAGGTTTTCCATCTCCCGGTCGCGTGGCATGGGACATGTGGGGCGGGGATGCTGGATTCTCTTGGTCAAGAAAGAAGGTGAATCAACTAAATGGATAATAATCAACAAGAT